GGGTCGAGAAGATCGCGCAAAAAAAAGTTGGCTGGAAAAAACAGGTCGTCACACACGCGAGGTTGTGGTAGGGTGCGTTATGAGCCTGCAAAATGAGGTTCAATAATGAAAACGAGACGACGCCGCACAAGGCGTCCTAAGAGTCTTTTTTGCGAGCTACGAAAAACGGAAGAAATGAAAATAAAATACCCTCTAACAGAATGTATATGTATTGATGTCGATGGAACTCTCTTGCTCAAAGAGGAGACTCTCAATGAAACACTAGCCACATGGGCAGCAGCTAAAAAATCCGAAGGATACGAAGTGATACTTTGGTCGGCACGTGGACGAAATCACGCTGAAAATGTGGCTAAGAAATTTAATATTGAGGATAATTTTAGCTTTATCGTATCTAAACCAGGATACATCATTGATGACCTAGGCTGGAAATGGATCAGATACACGAAAATATTGAGGAAACTATTTTAAAAACCATGGCTAAAAAAGAAAACAGAATATTCGCATCAATGAAGGCAGCGGCTTCCGCGCTAGATCTGCAATACTCACGCCTACAATCTGCAAAAAGAGCTGGGTGCGATGCGTTCAAGGCTAATGGGTCTGTCAATGAAGAGAAGATTTTAGCATGGTTCAAGGAGCGGCCAGTGAAAAAGAAGGTTACCGGCAAGAAAAAAGTGGAAAAAGCCCCAGGGAAAGCGGGAGCTGGTGAAGCCTTGAAGAGATTGGAGCTTGCAGAGGTCGAGGCGCACCGCGAATACGTGGAGACATTGGCTGAGGATGCTGCAGATGACACCGAAAAAAATGGAAAGCTCAAAGCCTGGCAGACAATCGTTAGTTCCTTGCTGTCGTATGAAACCAAAGTTGAATCCAGCAAGCGCGATGCTGGGCAATTAATCCCGCAATCCGAAGTCATCGAAATGGCTAAATCTTTGATGATGTGGACGAACTCAGCGATTTCTGACGTGCTGCATAACTGCACGCCGAGGCTGGCCAGTTGCGCTACGCCGCGAGAATACGCCGCGGTTATTGATCCAGCGATGCGCGAAGCCTTACCGATTGCATTAAATTACGCTCAGCGAGCAAACAAGATGCCATCATGGCTGGCAGAAGCGGCGTTGAGATCGGCTCCATCGGATCGATCATTTGATACGATCATCCTGAAATCAATTATCAAGGCAATCAAAATTACGAAAGCAGAGCAAGTTGCTATAACTAAGATTACAAAAAAACTGAATGAGCGACCTACTTAAAAACAATCCGATAGCTAAATTTGCGGCTGATAATTACGTGCTCGGGGCTGACTCCGCAATTTCTGGAAAATACCATATTGAAAACTCGCCGTTTCATGCTGACGTTTTCAGAGCGCTTCACAATCCGCAGTACCGAGAAGTCACTTGTCGCTTTGCTTCTCAGCTAGGAAAAAACTTGATTTCTGAGATATGGACTGGTTACGTGATAGCTCACGCGCCCGGAAACATGTTAGTAAATGGTCAGACCGACGAAGATATTGAGCTGTTTGTGAGAGATCGATTATTCAAAAGGCTGGCAAATCTGGATTGCCTGACTCCAGTATGGCCATACAAAAAAGGTGATTTCCCGAAGGGCGGCGAGTTACACCTGGCGCACATGTATGTTCTGGCACTTGGCGCGAACTTGGCAAACTTGCAGGGTAAATCTGCACGATACATTTTAAATGACGAGGTCCATCTATGGAAACCTGGGATGTTGGATAATGCTAGAGACCGGTGCTCAGCCTTTTGGGACGCTAAGATGTTGAACATATCCACGGCTGGCGATGACGAAAGCGATGAGGCTCACGCATTTGAGCAAGGGTCACAAGACTCATGGCATCTAGGATGCCCAGAGTGTAAGAAGAAAGTCAGGCTCATGGGGAAATGGAGCGGCGGAAAAGAGCGCGTGATCGTGTGGGAATCTGACGATGTGACCAAACCTAAAAATAAAAAGTGGAACTGGCAGGAGCTGAGGAAGACAATAAAATTTAAATGCCCATACTGCCAAGCTGACTTTGATGACTCACTTCAAAACCGAATTGAGATGAACAGGCTCGGCGGGTACATATCTCTAAACCCAAACGCCGCGCCGGATAAAAAATCATTCCATTGCTCGCAAGTTGCCGCGCCGTGGGTGACGTGGGAAGAGCTTGTAGAGCGGTGGATCAAATCAGTCGAGCGGCTACGCACTGGTGACGTCTCTCTGCTCAAAAACTTCGTGATCAAACGACTAGCCGAGACGTGGGAGGATCAAACGCCAAGCGGATCAAACGCCATCATCACAGGAGGCTATTCAATCAAAGAAGATTTTCAATGGGAGAAAGAGGCGCAACGCTTCCTCGCGGTTGATGTTCAAGAGCGCGGCGGCCGTCACTTCTGGGCGGTAGCGAGAGCATGGGCGCAATTTGGCGAGAGCCGATTGATCAGACCAGAGCGTCTAGTCGGATGGGCCGACATTGATCAGATGGCTAAAGACCTGCGAATCCCAGCTAATAAAGTTTGCGTCGATGCCCGTTATGCAACTAACGAGGTGATCGAAAACTGCGCTCGCTACGGGTGGACATGGATGCAAGCCGATGAATCGAAAGATGGCAAGCGAAAGTTCTACGCTCACAAATCCGACGAAACAGAAAACAATATCATGAGACCTTTCTCGCAACTAGTATCTCGTGACCCTGGCATCGGTACGAGGAACCAAGCGCGTAAGCTGGCCTATGGATGCCATTTCTCAAAAGACTGGGTGAGAGATTCAATCCAGCGGAGAATTTTAGGCGAGGGGATCGAGTGGGGATTACCCGATGACATCGAGGATCTGACATGGGAGGGAACGAATACCAAGCAGACCAATTACCTAGATCAACTCAATAGTTGGATGTGTGCGGAGAAGACAGACCCTCAGACTAATAAAGTCAAAAAAATCTGGAAGATGATCAGGCGAGATGATCACCTCCGAGCGTGCGAAGAGATGCAACTCATCATGGCCGCTGGTCAAAATCTAATCCCGTCTGAGGTGGATAGCAGCGAGAGTTAAATCTAAATAAACCTAATTAAACTATTACCACAAAAAGCAAGTTAGTGGTAATTTTTTGATTATGGAAATCAATACTTCGTTCGAGCACTTTACAAGTGAGCAGTTAGTCGTCCTTGAAAACGATACCTTAGACCAAATACGGAAGCTCAGCGGAGTGGGTCAGAGCCACAGCATCAACGGACGATCTGTGTCACTACCAGACCGTGAAAAGCTCATGCAATGCCTAGCTGACATCCGCAGAGCGATAAGGTCTCAAGCAAGAGTCAATAACATTGCGGCCCAAGGAGGAAGCTATCAAGGCTATCACACTAGCTACGCGGGATTTAATAATAGTAATAACAACATTTAAAAAACATGGGAAACGAATCACCAGGAATCTTAGGAGGTAGGATGGCGCAGAGCTTAGATAAGCTCGTAGGCATAGTCTCACCCTCCTCACAGTTCGAGCGATTAAGGTCTAGAGCTAACGTCAAACTAGCCTACGACGCGGCGCGGAACACGCGGGAAAGAGCTATGCCTGACCGGCTAAGAAATCCAGAGAACCCGCTACAGCAACGCGATAGTATTATGCTCATGCGTCGATCACGTGAGTTGATGGAAAACTCAGGGTTCTTCCTATCGATAAAATCAAAATTGAAAAACTATGTCGTAGGCAACATGCGATACCTGCCACAAAATGGAGATTCAAAAGCCGAGGCAGCGACAAAAGAATGGTGGGCGCATTGGCAAAAAAACTGCGACGCTACAGGAAGATTTCATTTTCTGGACATCATGGAGATGTTGCTGGGATCAGCTCTAACAGACGGAGACTTTAGTCTGGCTCACATCGTTGATGATCAGCACAATTTCACACTCCAGGGGATTGAAGCGGACAGGCTAGGAAACCCACACGAGACTGGGACCACTGACCCGAACTACGTCAGAGGAATCAGACTGCAAAACGGCAGGCCAGTAAGCTATGATATTTACAGTCGATCATTGCACGATCAATACACCTTTGATCAGACTATCCCCGCCGATTGCATATCTCATTATTACAGACCAGATCGGTATGATCAATATAGGGGGATCTCATCATTTGGCGCAGTGGTAGGACTCTATCAAGATGTCCGAGACGTGCGCCGCGCTGAGATGATGGCTATGAAATGGGCATCGTCAAAGGCTGGAGTGGTAAAAACTAAAAACGCCACAATGCCCTCAGAGGTTGGCGGAGGATTATTTGACAGAGGATTTGTAGGCGGAGACGCTGGTAAGCAAATCTCTGGGATGTCTCCTGGTGAAGTTTCATATCTACAGCCGGGCGAGGATATTGAGGTCATTTCTCATGACAGACCAAATCCGAACTTAATGAACTTTATGGAATCGATGCTGCACGAAGCCGCGTTAGGATTAGACCTGCCGTATGCCTTTGTTTACAATATGACAGGCATCAGCGGAACGCCTACTAGGCTAGTGTCTGAGCAAGCTAAGCGCACTTTCCAATCTTGGCAGAACCATCTATTACGCAACGTATTGGAGCCAATCAAAAACAAAGCAATCCTTAGCGGTATCGCTCAAGGCCACATACCCTACACCGAGGACTGGGATAAAGGGAAGTTCATTTTCCCAGCTCATCCGACTGTAGACGTTGGAAGAGAATCAGCGGCGAACCTAAACGAAAACCGTCAAGCTCTATTATCAGCCTCAGACATCTACGCTGAGAAAGGCAAGGACTGGGAGGAAGAGCAAAGGCAACTAGCTAAAGAAGCAACAAACATCATCAGAGAAGCCAAGCGAGTAGCCAAGGATGAAGACGTGCCATTTGATACTGCAATCAACCTAATCCAGATGATGACGCCGAACGGAGCGAATACGGAAGAAGGTGGATCAGGTAAAGTCTCAACCAGTAAACCAGGAGACATAGACGATGATGGAATATCCGAATCTAACGAAGAAGCGGCCGCAACTGGAGAAATACAAACAGGTGGCATTAACGGAGCTCAAATTTCATCCATCATTGATTTAGCTAAACAGGTATCAGAGGGAACGATCACCAGCATAGTAGGAGTTGCGATTGCAAAAGCAGCTTTCCCGCTTCTTTCAAATGAAGAAATAAACAAAATATTCAATGGCCAAACGTAAACAAAAAACCAACAGATCTAACAGAACAACCGTGAGACTAAACTTTAACTCAACACTGGCGGAACCATCCGCGATAGAAGCTAACAAGGGCATCATTCCTAATATCCAGATTGCGCGCATCGGCGAAGCCAGCGGTCACATGGTAGTTCAGAACGGTGACGGGTTCGAAGCCTACAACCCGAGCAAGCACCCAGAAGAGGCAGCGACTCAAGTAACGATCACACAAGAGACACTAGAGAGCCTAGTCACTTGCGCTGGCGAGCGCGTCAAATGTTTAATGAATCACTCAGATGACATCAACGAGGTTGCTGGAGTATTCAAAAACTTCCGCGTTGATGGTGAAACAACTAGGGCAGACCTATACTTGCTCAAATCATCAAAGCACCATAACTATCTGCTAGAGCTATCATCAGAATGTCCAGAAGGATTTGGAGTATCAGTCAATATGCACGCGACATACGGCGAACTAGACCTAAATAACCCTAATAAAACCGTGGCGTGTATCTGCAAAAAGTTAGTATCTTGTGATCTAGTGACAGAGCCAGCCGCAACGGATGGGCTTTTTCAGGTTGGAGAATACAATCACAACACCCCAAACAAAATGGAAGACAACGACGAAAATAAAAAGCCTACAGGTGATGAAGACATCGCCACTATTGCGGCTAGCGCGGTGAAGACCGCAATGGAAGAGGGATTAAAACCTCTGACAGAAAGCATGACAGCTCTATCAGAGCGCATGAGCAAGCTGGAAGACCCTGAAAAGGAAGCTCCAGAAAAAGAGGATGACGAACCTACTGAAGACGAAAAGCTCGAAGCTGAAAAAGCTAAAGAGAAAGAATCTGAAGAGAAGATGTCAGCCGTAATCGCTAGCACAGTCGGCGCAGTAATGACTAAGCTAGGCGTAAAAGCTCCACTCAAAGCATCTGTTCAGAACGCGGACGACACAACTAAGCTCACATTTTCTGAGCATGTTAATCACGTTGCAAAAACAGACGGCATCAACAACATGGAAGCAACTAAAATTGTCATGGGTAAATTCCCAGACAAGCATAAATCTCACCTTGTAACCTTACAAAAATAATCCAATGCAAACATTCACAGATTCAATCAAAAGAACATTCGCGGTAGATGTCGCGGAAACCACAATCAAGCGCGGAACTCGTCTAACATTTTTAGACACTTCCGACATAATCGGACTCAAAACAGCCGCAGATGACGAACTAGCCATAGGAGTAGCTGACGAAGACTACTCTAATGACACCGACTTTGCCGCACCAGCTCAAGGTTTGTCAGTTAGATTATTCGCTCTAAGCACAGTCTTTAAAGCAAGCGCGGCAATCGCAGCAGCTACACAGATTGGCAAAGCCGCCGACGGCAAGGTAGTAACTGGAACCGACATGGACTATATCACACACTCAGGTTGTGGTGCAGACGATGAATTAGTCGCAGCCTATAAACTCCAATAATATAACATTATGTATGCAAATAACGCAGCAGTAAACCGCAACGACATTCAAGGCTCAGTGATGCAATCACCGGAACTTGAGCAAATGCTCGTTGCCGACCACATCAGCCCGTTTCAGCCAACCGAAGAGCAGCACTTTCGCTACCCTCTTTTTAGCAACGCTAAATCTGGACTAATCCAAGCACCTGACCAAGACGCGGACCCGACTCTCGTCAAGCCAGGAGACGCCTACCCTCGTTTAAAGGATAGCTTCGAGTATCAACAGGACTCCACCATCAAACGTGGTATGGAATACCCTGTCGCAGATATTCATGCTAGACAACTAAACGGTAAATCTGGCTTTAACTTTGAAGTCTATGCGGCTAATCGCCTCACTAGAGCTACTAAGTTAGGCAGAGAGATTCGCCTAAGCAGGCTTCTAACTAATTCCAACAACGGGATCAACCGCACAGACGCTGGATTCTCTTGGGAATCTGGAAACCTAGCCACTGGTGATTTCGTAGGAAATATCCTCGATGCCATCGAAAGAATGAACAACAAAGGCTACATCGCCAATGCTATCATCATTCCATTCGGCCTGATTCAACTCATTAAGCGGTCAACATCGTTTAAGGATTACGGTAAAAACTTCGGTATCAAAATCGACACTGGAGACGGTTCAACCAGCTCCATCACCGATAATGATATTGTCGCCGCATTCGCAGAGCACGGTATCGAAAAACTGATCATCCCACGCGGGAGTTACCAGTCTAATAACGAAGGCACTGATACAGTCAGCACAGCCAAGCTATGGGCTCAAGATTTCGCAATGGTAACATCAATCAGAGATGGAGCACTAGAAAACGGTGGTCTATCAAGAACGATGCACTGGGATGCTGGCGCAGAGTCACCGTACCAAGTTCAGACTTACCGCGACGAGCAGCACGAATCAGACATCGTGCGCGTAAAGCAATTTGACAAAGAGCGCATCATTGATCCAGCAGCAGCGGAGTACATCAATGTGACTCAATAACTCGCTACAAACTCAGCAAGGTTTCCTCTTGTTCCCTTGCTGAGTTTTTTCCGTAAATGACTTCACGCCCGCCAACCGCACACACACAAAAAGAACTCCCTCATAAGAGTTTCTGGGATGGTGTGAAGTCAAAAACGAAAGAGGGATGGAATAAAATAATCCCTCACAATTTACCAGAGATGAATAAAGAAGTTTTAGCGGATACGCTTGACGGACTTATTAAATTTTTACCAGTAACCATGCTATGGGAGGGACGGGAAATAACCGTCTCACTAGACAATGGAGATACCACAGGAGACTTAGTAAGCGGCGGAATACTCCCAACGGGAAGCCTAACGCTCTATCTCTCAAAATCTAATTTACCAGAAAATCTATACCCCGTTTCGCACGACACAGTGGAACTACTCCAGCTCAACGAGTGGAGACCTTTCAGCATCACATCAGTATCAGAACCACTAGACCAATCAGACCCCGCTATCATCATCACAGCGGAGCCAGACAATATCTAACATGACCCTAGAAAAGAAATCAGAAACAGCATTGATCACGCTTCTAAAATCTAACAAAGATTTAGAAAGCATTGGATTTTCGCATCATATTTCTGACGAAAGCAAGGATCATCAGATAGTCGTATCAGCGACGCGCGGAGAAGAAGTCGCAGCGCCCTCTGGAGTCTTTGAGATTGAATTGATTATATCATTAAGGATGCGTCTTAAAAGATGGTCTCAGACACCAGAGCTTTTTGACGATGCAGCAGCAAAGATTGAGGCTATTATTTCTCAGCCACATCTACACCAATACATAACGCGCGGAGCCAATGAATTTCATTGTTACTTTGCAGAAATCTCACCATCAGAAAGAGACCCACAAGACGGGAAATTTTACGAACACAAATTTAATCTCAACATCGAAGCCATGCCTAATGACTTCGCAACTGTTGATAAACTTTACTCAAGAACTAACCACACAAACTAATAGACCATGGCAGAAGAAATCGGATCAACAGCATTTTTAAACAGATGCGTGCACGTAGTAGACGGAATATCATGTAAATCTTACAGCGCAGACGCTAGCGTTGATATTGGATACACCACGGATGAATGCGGAGACAACATCGCTGCAGTAACTAAAGCTCAAAAATCAACCCATTCTTGGGAAGGTGAGATCTTAGGAGCCACCGCCGCTGACATTTGTGTAGAAGAGGTCGGCCTAGCAATGGCCGCTCCCCCGACATATTTGTGGGAAGAAAACGTGACCGCGGGAGGAACTATGATTGTGGCATCTGCTAACTACTCAGAGACTCCGGGAGAGTTTTCTAAATTCTCCCTTACCGCCGAGAAATCACCTGGACTCTAATCAAACCACGGCTAAAACAAGAGCATGCCTAAACCTAAATTTAATAATCACACATCGGGATACGGTGGTCACTGGTCCACTAAAGACGTGACCATCGCATCCCTTGTGGCCTCATTTGGCATTCGATGGAGAGGCAAAGCCCCAATCATCCATATCGTTCACGCTAACAGGTTGATCAGCTCGATTGATAAATCGACAGGCAAGATCGATCATGTGCAAACTTTGGGATACTATTTTGACTATCAGACCGATCACCCTGTTCACGGTATAATCACTGGCACTGGCATAGCGGCTGCATACGATAAACGGGCGATAGAGACTGAACGCGAGGAAGGTAATTTCATAAACCCCCGCAGAATCGACACTCTAAACAGGCTAATGAAATCGCACAGCGTCACCGATGCTCTTTATAGAGAAGTATGCCAGATGGCAGACGCTATGGAAAATCTAATGGTCATTACCGCTGGCGTATCTGAACTCATTGGCGATCCACTAATCCAGATGAGCAGAAAGCTACGAAAAGGAAACCTAGATATTTTAAGGCCCATGGAAACTGAGCCAGTCGCTCAGAGATTCATGGAAAAATTCAACGCAAATTCACACTAACCAAAAAAACAATGAGCATATTAAAAGAAGAAGAACTGTCACAAGCATATTCGAGGCCAGTAGAAAATCTAACATCACCATTCAAACCTAAGCGCCGGCTAGTAGCGGCTGCGACAGATATCTTGAGGCGTCGTAGAAATCCATTTCTTGTCGGTGGATTAGACCCCGTAAAACTCAATCCAAAAATCAAAGATCCGAAAACGGGGAGAGAGAAAAAGAATCCGAAGTTTGACCATAACGAGGTCATGGCGCTGACCCGTCCGATTGCTGAAATAATCGTGTTGCTCACATGCGAAGAAGACACGTTAGTCGCAGCCATGTCTGACTTCAAGATTTTAGAGGCCGAAACAAACCGCATATTCGTCAGCTATACCGACGTTGAAATCATTGAGCAGATGCCAGCCGTCAATGAAGCCATCGAATCCATCGGTAATTCGTCCGTAGAGGTTGACAGCGATGGCGAAGAATCAACGCTAGACCCTGAAAAAAAGCCCTAGCCAGCCCTAATTGGCTGGCGGCATGGGTAATGCTACTATCGGGAAACAACCTAGACCCACAAAAAGAACACTATCTACTATATCAGCTACCAATGGCGAGAGGCCAACAATACATCCACGCCTACGCGGTAGCCAACGGAGCAGACACATACTGGTCAGAAGAGAAGGACGACGTATTCAACAGAGTTTCCGAAATTTGGAAAGCTATGAATCAACCAAAGACAGATGAAAGTAAACTTTAAATTCGACGATAAAGATTTCCAGAAGACTCTCAAAGAGTATTCTAAATTATCGAGTCTGAATCTAGGTGACGTCATCAAAAAACGAGCTACTAACGTGGCTTTTAAATTGATCAAGGCATACCGAGCAGCTGCACCCACAAAGGCTAAGATTGATTCAGACGTTGCTGGTTTAAATTACAAAGTGAGAACTGGAAAAAAGGGGAATAGGAAACAGCAGTTAAGGCGAGAAATAGCATCACGAAAAAGGCACATTGGATTCACCGCTATGGGGTGGGTGATAGCCGCTAAAAATTCGGGGATAGGTTTTAAATCCAAGGTTCTGCAAAAGTTCACAGGAAAACCGACTGGCGAAGGATCATCTAAATTGTCTGGGAAAAAACCATTTGCTAGTTTTGAAAACACTCTGCCAGGTGCAGATGTCATGGAGAAGAAACACGGCATCATCAGTCAAGTTATGAAAGCCGAAACTAAAGACATGCGAGTCTACATCGAGCGCAAAGTTCTAAAACAGAAAAATAAGAATTTCAAATGAGCAATAAGGCCAAAGCAACAATAAGCCTAAACGCCAAACCTTTTGAGGATGGCGCTAAAGCAGCGGTTAGGGCGGCGGAGAAGATGTCTAGTGGAATCAGTTCCGCGATGTCAACCGCGCTCGGAGTGATAGGTGGCGGAATCGCACTCAAAGGACTAGATAAGCTAGCGTCAACCATCGGTGATCTAACGACAGGCGGCATAGGTCTAGCTGTGGAGATGGCAGACTTAGCAGCAACTACAGGTATGGCCGCGGATGAAGCTGTCAAATATAATTTCGCACTAAAAAACGGACTCACCAGCGGAGCCGCTGAGAAGCTAATGGGATCGGCGGCAAAGAATATCGGTAAGACAGCGGAAGTTTTCAGAGGTATTAAAATCAGAATGGAAGCGGTCTATCTAAATCTTCAAGGCGTATTTACAAGAATCGCCGCGTTTTTCGCGCCGGTCATTGATCAGATACTAGCCATGGCTGAAAATGTAGACTGGGACGCGTGGGCTAAATCAGCGGAAGCATTTCTAAAACCAGTCAAGAATGGCATAATGGCACTTATTCAGCTCGCGACCGAGGGGCGCATATGGGAGGTGGCAGGTAAAGTCATGCAACTAGGATTCGCAAAGGCGGGGAACGCTCTAAATCATGGGCTAGAAGTGGCTAAAAACACCTTACCAGCAATCGGGGATATATTGAAGGCATCCCTCCTGACGGTGATTAACACGGTCGTCCATATAGGTAAAGTGATGGGAAATGTGCTAGGAGCTGTTTTTTCAGATTCAGGAAGATTACTAGGAATATCTCTAGTAACGGGGATAGTTAACATGAGCGCCAAACTAATATCAATGCTAATAAATATCTTTAGAGCTCCGATTGTAGTAGTTAAGGCTGGTCTCCAAAAAGCGGTTGAAACGCTTATAGAAAACATCCCTGATTTTTTACTTCCTGAAAACATGGAGGATTTCAAAGCCCAATCATTTGCGGATATTTTTAACGAGACGGATGATAACAGCAAGGACTGGTCTAAACCTTTTGACGACATAGCTAAAGAGTCAGGTGAAGCATTCACAAAAGCTTTCGGAGAACTAGCCGATAAAGTAGGTAAGGCGGCGAGAGAGACAGAATTTTCTGACGTTGCGGGCGCGGGGGATAGCGTTTCCGCAGCTATGGATAAATTCAAAAAAGCAGTCACAGACACGAAATTTATTGATAAGTTTGGAGCTGGAGAAAAAACAGAAGAGCTGGGAAAAATAATCAAAGATGCGTTAGATCGTGTAAACACCAAGACACCACCAGACACGACCAACAGCAAAGCTAGAGCTCCGATATTTGGGAAGGTTGACAGCCTTGCATCAGTCGGCGGCGGCGGCGGCGTAGCGTCTGGTTTAATGGGAGTTTTGGGAGAAGCGAAACGTCAAACAAATCTACAAGAGAAAATGGTCAGTTTACTCAGCGGAGGAACAGTCCAAGGAGCCAGCGAACCAAGAGGAGTAAGATTCGGATTTTAAAAAATTATGTCAGAATATCTAGGAAATATAGGGCTCACAAAACAAGAAGGAGCAAAATACTCAGTCGCTAGAAATGGGCTAGCAACGTATGATGTAACCTACATCGGGAATCCAACCGCCAACATGACGTTTACTCAAGGTGATACATCGGCAGATTACTCTAACACGGTGCTACTGAGTTGGAGTTTTTCTAAAGCCGATGGATGTCAAATACAAATCGATCTGCATTACGAGGGAAAAGACAACACTTCTGATGATTCTGTGATTGCCGACATAGTGGTTGACGCAGCGACAGCGGCGGAGCCAGTAGAGACTAGTCCTAAATTTGCGGGATTAATTACAGGTGATCCATTTCAAAAAATCATTGATGGCAAGGCTGTTGTTATCTATGCCAATGGAGCTACCTTTGAAAAAGTATCTAATAGATTTTTATATTTCACGACCTATTTACCAGACTCAGAAGGGGAGCCAGATTTTGACACAATCAATCCTAAAGCAGGGATGAAGAACTACAAAACTCCACGCCTCACGGTAACTAGGTCTATCATCGAGGACAGCATACCATCGATCGACGGGTTAGGGTTAATCGTTGATACATCTGGTGATGTTGATTTCCTTCCGACCGCGCCTGGAGACAGAAGCTATATTCTCGATAAGGTCCGAGTGAGGAACATAGCGAATGTTTACTATGAGGTTCAGGAAACATACTTATTGAGTGGTCCCAGAGGCTGGGATACAGACTTTTACACTGATTAAAAATGGAGATACCAGCAAAAGAAATAATCAGGTTAGCCCGTGAATCGATAGTATTTAACGAGCAAGAATTTTTGATCGATGATGACGGCACTCGGGTGACTGTGAGCTTGGCTGACATTTTTGAGTTTGGCGGATCAGCCGCTGCCGAGCTAAAGCTACAAATCAAGGACGGGACAGAGGCGGGTAAATACAAGATCACCAAAGGAACAGTAAACAGCGTAGAGCCGACTCTAGGCGGTGCTGTGATAGGAGGCGATCCAGAAGCTGACCCAGTGGTTGATGTGCCAGAGTTTACGGTAACGGCTACGACTTACGTATGGGTTAAATGTGTGGGCGTGTTTGGATCACCGGACAGCTACACAACATCGATTGAGACAGACACCGCAGGATATGGCATAGGAGACCCGCCAGCAGGCACTGACATCTCCGCCACGGGTTTCACGTCATTTTATTATATAGGTGAGGTTGCTTTCACGGCAGGATCCCCAGCAACCTATGAGATTACAAATCAGCACGGAGGAGGAAATCTAGGAGTAGATTCATGGGGTTTGTATAATCTTTGGTGGAGGTCATAACATGCCACTAACTCCAAGAAATATAGTTTGTGATGGACCAGATGTTTTTTCTGACGTTGTATTTATAGGTATATCACCTTTGCAAAGTCACGCAGAAGCATCGCCTATCTACTCAACCATCGATGCTAGTGTTGTTGTGAGTGGTGGCTATACCGCTGGTGATATAGAGTATGATTACTCGGGTTCAACATCAATAAATCAGGTTAGTAGAATAGCCATAATAGACCAAGTGACGGGTATAGAATTTGGAGGTGATAATTTTGAGATAGATAGAGAAAATGATATAAACTCTTATATAGACGTTGGGATTATTTCAGTCATCCCAACTGGTAATTTTGCGGCATTACATTGGCAAGAGCTTGGTTGTAATGGTGGTTCTCCTCCATTTGCTCCTCCGCGTTTTTCGTTAGCTGAAATCATAACTGACACGATAGAGGGAACTAGAACCGACACATCTACCGATCCAGAAGAAGAAACAGCTAGTTTCGTTAGATTAACCCTTACACCTCCTTATTTTACAGGAACAATATCGGGCGGTGATCTTGAGTTAGTGGTAGAGTTACAGGTAGAAGTAGGTTACACTTTCAGCGGTAGCGCATACACCGAGTCTTTCACGGATAAAACAGACGCATCGGGATGGGGATCACCAGAGTTCAGAGACATTAGAGGAACTTACGGGACAACCAGCACAGACTCAAACGGGATTAGCTACACATGGAGTATCACCATTGGTTAAACCTAAATAATACTAATTAAACTATTACCAAAAAACACATGAAATGATAATTTCTGAACTTAACATCTTGATCACATGCTCTCACCATTTTTATATAACATAAATCTACAGCTGCAAACAGGGAAAACTGTGACGGGCTTGTCAAATCCCAAGCCCGTGCCTTTGCGCAATTTGGTATCAGACATTAGCCCTACTTTCAGGCTCACATTTTTAGAGTCTGACAACGTAATTGCAGATTTGACAGGGATGGAAATCTCTCTAGCTATTGGCGAGCAGGATCCTAAGCCAGAAAACGGCTATTGGTATCTGACCGATGGAACAAATACCACCTACCCTATCCCCGCTCAAGCAAATGCAGCTGATATAGTATCCGCTATAAACGACAGCGGAATTTTCTCCAGCGGAGTTGAGGTAAATAGCGGAGGCTCAACCAACTCTTACGGAGACTGGGTGATTACTCACTTGGCCACTGGAGAAGTAGCAGCAATAGGCGGAGATTTTAACGGGACATTAGCCACGTCCAATCTGAGCATCCAATCATTAGATCAGGGATCAACCTACACCCACGCTACTCTGCGGATTCAAATAATCCAAGAACCAGCTTTTTTAATTAAGAATGATGAATGGACTCTGACCAGTCCGTCACCATCATCAACTCTATCCGTAATATCAACTGGGAGCACAAGCATTTATATGCTAGAGATAGACCCAAGAGCACAGGCGGGCATCTACCAGTTAACGCTCAACGGAGACACCACGCCAGCAATCCGACCTAAAGCCTCCGCGCTTCAGCTTGAAAATATTTTAAAATTCATGGTCGGAGGCAATCTGCAATCACAAGGAGTACTCGTCGAGGCGCACCCATTAGGAGGTTTTTTAATCACCTTAAACGCTCCATTAACCGACAGCACGCCAACGTTCACCGTAGATGATTCGAACCTCATTATACCTCCATACTGGGAAGCTAAAAAA